ACTGCCTCCACCTTTCCAGTTCCAACCTACATTTGTTGAGCTTGCTGTATTGACAGAGGCTTCGGTGCCATATGTAAACCCGTCAGAATCAAAGGACAGTAAAGTTGTAGAAACGGTTGTTATTTCTGCCGCAGCACCATTTGATTTCAATATTTTGTTAGTACCTCTAACAGTATCAAAAATCATATTGTCATAAGCTGAAGAACGACTTTTGAGCCAGACCCAGTTGGGAGAAAATCCAACTCCAGATACACTAATGTTTGAGCCTGTACCAGTATATAGCACAGTATTAAAATGGTCATCGGCTTGGGTGTCTTGTCCGGGGCCGATTGTTATGTCTGGGAGGTTGGATGTACAAGGCGCAAGATAATCAGACAAACCTATAGTGTCATAAAACTTACCAATACTGTTGCTGTCACTTGCCGCTGCACTGCCTGATGTTTTAAGGCCAGCAAATGTATCATCCTGACCAAAGTTGGCTATGTGAAAACAGCTTGATTCGGACGCTATTGCAAATCTAAATGGCCCAGTTACGCTAGTAAAGGCTGCTGTGCCGGAGTTTTGCACAGTACCGTTTTTGCTAAAATATATATTGCCGTTATCTGCATCTATATAAACGCCCACAACATCACCAGACCCATCGGCGGCAGTTGTATAACTGTCTCCATAAGAGGTATAGGAGCCGTTATTTACTTTACGTCCATCAGAATAATATCCGTAAGTGTAACTGTCTTGCCCCATATATCGGTTTGCGCCGGGGTTTGTTGTACCTGCAATTACA